GTACCAAGCTGAACTGCTCGGCCAATCGGCTGATTGTAATCGTGATTAAAAAGAATTACGGGATTGTTTAAATAATTTTGAAGTCCGCCCTTTGTCCAGGCTTCAGTCTCAATTACGTCTCCAACACGGTCAGTACTATTCGTACTGGCCATACCAGCGATATGAAGATCATCCCCTTCTTCAAACGCCTTAAATGTGGAGCCAATGTGAAAAATCTTATTCACTTGATTCTCCTTTTAAAGACTTTAATTTCTCCAGAGGAGAAAGATCGTCTTCTGAAGCCGGTTCAAGAACGGGCTTGGGTGCAGGCTTAACAGGTTCAACAGGCTTAGTGCCAATTGCTGCCCAGTCTGCTGGATACATATGTGCTGCGGTTTTAATGATAGAGTTATATCCTCTACCTCTAAAATATCGAGTGAGTAGTCTTGGGTGAACAGGCCAGGCATCGGCTCCGAGTCTATAGTACTCACTTCTATTCATTACTCTTCCTTGTTCATGGAAAAAGTCTACCAAAACTTTTAATACTTCACTTTTCTTCATTTAGTTTTCCTCTGTTTCTTCGGGCCTTCCACCCTCTGATGGGTTTGATGCGGAGCCTGCAATATTGGCAGGTACTCTTATTTCACTAGACCCAAAAATTTCGTCATAGTTTAAGGCTTCTCTCGCTTCATTTGGTGTAATAATACCGGAGTTTACAAGAGTTGAGTAATATGCTGCAGAGTCCCTTAATTCTGGCTGAAGTGCAGGAATATTACTGATATCTGGAGTTATGCTAAACCCAAAAAATCTTTCTAAAGCTCTGTTTATCTTTTCAATAATAGGTAGGATTGTTTCTAAATAATACATTCGATGGTTTGGTCGTATATTTGCATTATTTCCAGAATCTAACATAATCGGCGGTACGCCGAGAACTTTTAGTATTTCCTTTTCTGCGCTTTCTATAGAGCTTTCGAAGTCCAATTCTCTAAAGTTTATATTTGATATAGAATCTAGTTCCATTCCTCCGTCTAATACAAGAGGCCTTCTTCCGCCTCCGTCTGGACGATAACGAGTCATCCAGGATTGAATCATTCTTTCTTTATTCTTTTCACTAATAACAGAGGGAGATTTAATAACGAGACCTGGGACGGCGCCGTTTTTAAAGAAGTTATCTTGGAACTCTCTCATGCGAGTAAGCTGAGACATACTTCGTTGAGCAGCTCTTAAGCGACTAGTACCTCTATAAATGCTATGAAAAGAATTTTCTTTTATATGAATTATTTCGTTTGGTCTATAGTCGATGCTTGTTTGAAATGTATAGCCCGCAATATAAGTTGTCTTATCCGGTTCAATGTCCGTATAGTTAGCGGGGAGATGATACAGAGAAACTCCGTCAAAGTATATAAAGATATTCCCATCTAAAATATAATCGATTATGAGGTTTCGCTTAAAACTGGAAATGTCTTGAAAAGGGTTCGGTTCTTTGTTGAGCAATAGATCAACACGAGAACGACGAATACCTTTAGTTACTGAGTTCAATCCTTGAACAGGTTCACCTATCCTAAGAGGAATTTCAGCTGCATCATCTACAATCATATTTACAGCCCGATTTACGACTTCTAAATATTCGTAATACGCTCTGTAATTTGTAATAATTTCACGAGAAGCAATAGGGCCCGCGCCTTCAAGACTGACTACAATCTCTTCTTGCGCTGGGTTTAATTTTTCTTCCTTCCAGAAGTTATACCATGCCATATTTTTCTCTTTGTATTTCTACCCAGCGTTTTTGCTTCTCTGCTGTATGTAAACCAGGATTTCTTCCGTAGATACTATGTAGCTTTAAATGGTGGGTGTGGCAGAGAGTAACTGTCTCATCGTAAAGTTCAGACCAGTTATCTTCTATAAACTCGTCTCTCCATATAATTAGATACTCATCTGTATAATGTTCTGGACGAAGTGCTTGTTTCTCTTTTAACCATTTATGAAAAAGTGGGGCAAGCGTATAGAAATGATGGAAGTCGAGTTTTATTTTTGCACCGCAAATTCTACACTCTTTGCCTTTTTCGTACTTCGACTTTGCCCGGTCTCTGATGTATTTAATCGGGTCTCGTTTTAACTCTGCCATTTTTATAAATTATATATTCGGGTTAGTTGAAAGTCAAGAATTATTTTTTCGTTGGATTTAAAATGTTGGTGCGCTCTCTTCAAAACTATAAAGTGCGTATCTTAATGCGTCTGCCATGTGAGAAGAAGAATCATGAACCGGTTTCTCTCTTATTAAGTTTGGATTCGGATCCCACCTATATTGGTCAAGAGACCTCAAGACTTCTACGCACGAAGAATCTACGATAAGCCGATCATTGTCAATAAGGGATGCCACGTGGCCAATCCCATCAACAACAGATTTTTTGGCATTAATGGTTGAAATGTCATATTGTTGAGCAAAGTCGAATCGAGTCTGTGCTGCTGCTGCGTCAATGAAGCAGTAGTCGACTTCTCTTCTTTCAATAATTTCTGATAAGTATCCCGCATGTTCCTCTGTTGTGCGTTCCGCCGCATAATACTCTTCCATTAAGTAGTATTTATGTCCATCGAAAGCGATTACGCACAGTGCTGTGGGGTCTTTAAATCCTACGTCGAGCCCCGATATTATGTCCATCCCACTAAAATCTCTTTCAGATAAATCTTGAACACACTTTTCGTAGTTGAAGTTCCAAATCTGTCCTTCGAATACATTGAAATCTGCTTCATATTCTTGTGCAAATTCTGCTTGACTCATCGAGCGTCGAGCTTCATCAATATCGCTTTGAGAAGCTCTTGGATTATCCTGCCAAGTAGCTTTTATACAGCACCACTCGTTAAACTCATCAGTATAGCCCCGATTAAAAAAACGGCTAAACCAATTGTTCCTGCCCCGAGGAGTGCTAATAAATAGAGCCTTACTACCGGGTTTATCGAGTGTGGGTCTAATGGCAACGTTGAAGGCAGTTTCTCCATCTGCCAATGCCGCTTCATCGAAGAGAACAAAGTCATAGCTTCTTCCTACAACAGAGTCAATTTGATTGACTGACCCGAGTCTTATAGTAGATCCGTTTGTAAGTTCAATTACACGATCTTTTGCGTTGTCTCTCGCAACTTCAAGATCAAAATGTTTTATAAGATTTCTTTGGAGATCAAAACTAATATTGCTAAGGTTGTAATTAGGAGAGACAATAAGTACATGGCATCCTGGAACGAGGGCGACACATTGGGCAATAATGTTACCAATATATGTTTTTCCTTGCCGCCGACTAAGAGCCCCAACAACAAACCGATACTTAGGATTATTAATAGCATTTATTAACGCTCTCTGTGAAGGAATTGCTTCTATTCCAAGCAACTCCAAATAACTTTCAATAGGAACCTTTAAAAAGTCTCCTGGTATTATTTTATCGAGAACTATGTCTCGTCTGCTGACTTCCATTCTTCATCACACTCACAAGGGTCACATGCACATTCATTACAAGGTTGTTTTAATCCTCTTAACTGATCGAGAGGCGATTCTTTTATTACAGTTTCTTTAATTCCGGCAGCAGCTTTTGCTTCCGCTTCGGTAGCATATTTTTCAGAGCTACCGGCCACTTTCCACATATTACCTTTTTGATAGATCATAGTTCACCTTTCATAATCATTCCCGCTAAAAAGAGAATGAGTGCTCCGCCTCCTGCCCACACGAGACGATGAAGCGATTGTACAGAGGATTTTACTTCTGTCCAACGCTCTTTACTTTCTTCTTTCCCTTCACGAAGTTCATTAAAAATAGTTTTCCATCTTTCTTCGCAAACAGCTTCATGCTGGGCAAATTCTACTTTTAATTCCTGTAATTCTTTAGTCGGATTGTCCAAGTAACTTCTCCATCAGTTTTCCATAGTTTCCTTCACCAAAGGGAGAGTTAATCTGCACATTCTGCTGTTTAATGTTTGTAGAGGCTGTAGAAGTTTTTCTATGATCTTCGGACATTTTATGGGCGAGTGCAATTATATCAACGAGGTCTTTGCTAGAGTATTGGTCTGAATCACGAGCTTCTTGTAGTTTATTTTCAATAACTTCGTCGAGTAATTCAGCAAGTCGGAAACGGTTACGATAACCTTGGTCGAGGTAGACCGAGTTAATATATTCTTTTACTTCAGATTTTTCAAGTATCTCGTATACTTGGTCGGGAGAGCATCCTAAAGAGTTTGCGGCAACGAGCGCATTGCCAGTGCTTAAATAGGCATTGGCTACTTCAAGATTTTCTGGGGCCATTTTTACGAGCTTCATAGAGTCAAGTATAAAATGTTAAGACCAAAAAGTCAAGAACTATTTTTAGCTTGGTTTAGGATACTTATCTTTTATAGCTTTTAATTTTGTGTAAAAATCTGAATTCTTGTCTAAAGTCCCAGAATCTATTGCGTGCCATAACAGATCGAGCTGTTCTCCTATTTCTGGGTATGCAAGCCTTCGAGTTTCATCGTATTCGGCATTTTTTGTTCCATTAAATTGAAGCATTTACTGTTACCTCTGTGCTATGTTCAAAATATCCATACTTTTCGAAGCGAACCCAGTATGTTCCAACCTCCGAAGAAGTAAATTGAAAAATTCCTGAAGAGTCTGTATCTCCGATATAAACATCATCAACATAAACTCGAGTTTCATTCGGAAGATTTGAGAACTGAACGTAATCTGTTCCATTATCAGTAATTGTTTGAGTTGATATGGTAATAGAAAATTCGGTTGCAAGGGCAAGTTCCGTTCCATTCCAGTAACAGGCACTGGCATCTTTTCGGTCGTCAACAACTCGGGCCGTATTGCCTGGGTTGTTTGTTGTCCATTCATCGCATTGCTCTTGAGTCCAAATATTTTCTTCCGCAACATAATGTGCTTGAAATATTCGTCCCGTTGTGTTTTTATACATTATAATCATAAAATTATCCGTGTGCTGGTATTGCTAAAATATAGTAACTGAGTGACATATTGCCCGGATTACTTGCATTAAAACGAAGTCTTCCGTATTGGGTTCCTGAAGTATAGTTGCCTCCCGAAGAATTAAAGCCATGACTTTCAAGAAGCATATAAGCTCCCCAACTATAAGTTCCTGAAGCATGATAACCATACCCGGTATAGTATCCAGCAGCGATATTTGTCTCAGTTACAGTTTTTTCGTAAAGAGCATGAACAAAGGGAATACTATAGTTTCCGGAATTATCTACTATAGAAGGAAATTGGACACTATAGGTTGCTGCAGTGGTTCCTGAACCATTGATAACACCACTTTGAATAACGTTAAAAGCTCTTCCCTCTGTAGACGTAACTCCTGAAGTAGAGTCTGTGATCAAACTATTGAAGGTTAGGTTCGAAGTTGTTAAGACATTTGCTCCCGAAGCTGAAACTTTCAGGCAATAATCTCCATTCCCATCTTTTCCAAGTAATACTCGATTTGCCATCTAAATTTCCTGAGTAAAAACCGCAATAATTGGATTGAGTGTATAGGAGCTTGCTCCAGTTGCTGTAAGAGTAAGTGTCCCTACAGAACTACTTGTTTTTGTATTTGTGAGTGTGACCAATCCCGTGAATAGACTTCCAAAGTCATTTGCACTCCAGGCATCTGTCGCACTTCCTGCAGTTACTGGCTCTCCTCCTGACGTATATACCATCATTACTTCGCAATCTTTATTAAAATTTGCGTACTGTTGTGTTACTGTCGTAGTGCCGCTTCCTCCATGGGTAATAGGAATCCATTCTAGTAAAAGAAGCTGGTTGTTATTCGTAGCAGTAGAAGCAAAAAGAAAATTTTCGATATTTGCTCCGGTTACATCAATATTAGACTTACTTACATAAAGCCCATAACCGTAAGTGCCATGATTTCCTAATAATACTCGATTTGCCACTAGGTAAGACTCGGCATTTTATAAACTACAATCTTAAAGAAAGTGTTTGACCCAACAGTAATCGAGGGCCACGCGGTGCTTACAGTTACTCCCGAAGACGTTACTTCGACCTTAAACTGTCTATAATACCGAAGAATAAAAGAAGGAAACCCTGAATTTTCAAATATAACCGATATTCCTTTTGACGAGCCTCCAGAACCTGTTAAAAGTATAATATCTACATGAGGAACGTATGACAAAGCAGTTGCGAAACTGACTGTAGATCCGGCATTGTTTCCACTTGAGATTGAGGTTGAAATTACTTCATGAACAAGAGAACTTTGAACACTTCTAGAGTCAAATATTAAATCTTCTTTTTTAATATTCGAGAGAACATTTACGCCAGGGCGAGAAACAAAAAGGCCGTACCCGTGATTTGGGTGATCTCCTAGACAAATTCTATTGGCCATGTAAAATTCTCCTTAGTGTGTTATTCTAGTGCAAGGAGAACAAAAAGTCAAGAATTATTTTTAGAAGGGGTAGAAAAAAGGGGCCGTAGCCCCTTCTCATTAGAAGTTGTAGAAAAGTCCTACGGAATGCTCTGAGGCATCTCGAAGATAATCAAAAGTGTAACCAAGATTGAACTTTCCAAAAGAGCGCGAGATTTTTACGCCACCATGATCATAGCTTTCAGCATGCCCCGCGAAAACGGAAACATCAACTAAAGGAAATGAATGGCTTGCGCTTACATTGTAGTAGTTGTCTTTCGTGTCGAGATCCTGAAAGGCATAAGCGGTGAAAGGACCGGCAGAGTACCCAACGTATAATTCTTGACTTTCTTCTGAAAGTTCAAGATCATCGCCGTAGTAGTCATACTGAAGAAAGCCAACATCAAATCCTTTGGCTTTTACACCGAAAGAGTAGTTTCCTTCTGTATGCACATCACGATCGAGTTCCACCTGGCTGGCCCAAAAAGACGCATAAAAATTTTCGGCGGACACGGTGGCACCGACCTGAATCGCGGGGTCTTCACCCTGAGAGATGCCTCGAAAAACATACTGAGACGTTGCTCCAGCGGAGCCGCTAATTTCAGCGAAAGCTGGAAAAGCTGC